GCGCGCCATAACCGGACACAGAAATCGATTTACTTTTTGCCCCTTCATCCGTCCGGATGTCATCAATATCCGCACTGCATATCAGTATTGAGTTTGCCAATATTCCGATGATATATGTGTCCTCATAGACCATTATTTTTCCGTTCGATCTATCCGATATCTCGTCATAATAATCGATTCCGGGTACGATCACAGACACGTACGACCGCTGGTTTTTCTGCTGTCTATGCTGAAAATTCGATATTGGAATTGTGATATCTTCAAGAGAGTCCTGCTCTCCTGTGAGGACGAATCGATACAGGATTTGGCCGGTTTGTGGCTCTGACAGGAACTCAGTTTTTTCGAGAGAGACGAGATTGTCAATCAAGGCATTATATTCGGCTTTGACGTATGCCGCAGACTGAGCGACATTTGAAACCCAAATACCGCACATATCGCCTTTGAATTTTGCGTCAAAAGCCTCGACAGACGCGATTCTGTACTCCTGAGCGGCAACATCATGGATCCCGAGAGCATAGGAAAACGGGAAATCCCCGCCTGTGTGTTCTTCTCCATCGAGATATAACCGAACGGTCGCGCCGTCGTACGTCCAGACAACATGTTGCCAAGCTTCGGGCAATGTGGCATCCGCAGCGGACCAAAGACCATAATAATTCGAGCCATCCCACGACACGAGAATTTCAATTCTATTGAGCGTGTCACGTCCGATATACGACCCGTAGTTTGGCGCAAAATTGTGTTTTCCGATGAACCTCATGTTGACATCTTCGGACGGATTCAGGTAGCACGAATACGAAAAATCAGTAACGCCGGTAGTCGCCTGCGTGAAATGCACATATTCATCTGAGCCATTCCACGACAGACCTCTGAACGCATCAGGCCCGTCAATGACATTTGTGGTGTCCATATTGTTGAATATTCCCTGATACGATACAGTCGCATTATTCAGCAGGCCCGAACCAGGAAACGGAGTGTTGTGCATATGCCATGCATTGAAAATATTTGTTCCGGTATATGCTAACTTTGTGTCCCCTATTATTTGAGTTCCTGGAGTCCCGTCTCTCAAGTCCCCATGATATGTATTATAAGTGGCATTTGTCGGCTGATTTTGATCAAAGTATAGATACAAAATAGTATCGCTAACGGATGAAATTAGTGGTACTAATGCGCGGATTACTCCTTTGAGATTAGTCGCATCCCAAGACACTATTTCACAATATAATTCAGTAGTTCCGTCGTCCTCGGTGAATCTGATTTTTGTGAATTCATCTGCAAGGTTTTCAAAAATAAATGTATTGTCTTTTTGCTCGTAACCAGCCCCTTGGCGGAAGTGTATCAAGAGTGAAAAATTCGACAAGTCGGAGTCGATTTTCGTATGATCAATTTTCAACTCGAATCGTTGAGCGAATGTGCCAAACCAAGCCATTAGAATCTCCCCTGCGTGACAAAGAGGATTTTCAACAACCCGTTTTCATCAGTAATATTTTTCATGGTCCCGATGAAAAAACCGAGCCGGTGAGACATCCCGATCAATTCCCCGGTATCTCTCATAGAGAATATTTTTTCAACGACATCATCCCCGGGCCATTCAACGTCAAAATTGAACGTGATGTCAGCGTATGATATACCGTAATTCGAGATGACAGCCCCGCCGTCGAGAGTCGCTGAATGTTCTGACCGTTCAGGGAAAGAGATAGGCTGCGCGCCTTCTCGTTCATGCAGAGTTATCGAGCCATATTCGGTGTTTGCGGTCGTTGTGCAGAAATTTATCATATTGGCAACCCAAGGATGTCAAAACCTTCCTCTGTCGATTTTATCTGTGTGAGCCTGATTACGGCATCATAGACGAGTTCAAGCTCCGGCTGTATCTTCGAGCCGTCAATCGTAATCAATGCCTCCCCGCCGTCAAGTCTTTTACGCCGGGCTTCGAGAAATTTTATCTGCTCTTCTGTAAGCCGTTTTTGCAATTCAAATTGTCGCTCTCGCAGATCGTTTTCCCGGTCAATCTGCTCTTCGATATCAGCAGCGACTCCCAAGCTTGCCCCTTCAAGCAGACCGAAAAGAGCAATAATCGAACTGCCTGTTGACTCAATTCCTGCGTTGACAGATTCAAAAGCAGATGCTACTCTGGCCGCAGCTTCCTCCGCTTGTGCCGTCTCCACCTCGGCAGCATATTTGAATTTTTCCCTGAGAGATTCGGCATTGATTTCAATAATCTTGAGTTCCTGCTCGATTTTTTCACGCTCGATTTTGACTGCCAAATCGATTTTTTTCTCATCAGGAATTTTCTCAAGCTCTTTCGTGGCCTCCGTTGTATTGGCTTCCGCTGTCACCTCGAAAACTTTTCCGTCTCGCGTGAATGTTCCAAGGACTTCCAGCTTCCCTTTTGCGATATCATCATCGACTTTCACGTCAATGAGTTTTTGCTCTTCTCCTGTGAGTTCTGAGAATTTAACCGCTGCCTCTTCCGTCCCGGTAACTTCCGTATTTATTTCGCGTGTTGTCCCGGTTTCACGGGCTTTTTCAAGCTCTTTGTTGAACTCTTCGAGCGTCAGACCGGCTGTTTCGACCGGTTCTGAATCGACTTCGATCTCTATAGGCTCAGGTGCAGGAATGTCGTTTAGTTTTTCGCGTTCTTCCCTGAGCTTCTTGGCCTTCTCTTTCGCCTCGAAAAAAGCGTCATCAATTTCCTGTAGCTCTTCCGTCGTTTTCGTATCCGTCACGCCGAAAACAGCATCCAGACTTTCTATAATGCCCTGCGCAGCATCGTCAACGCCATCGAATTGGCGTATCAAAGTTCCGATAGCAGCGCCTATAGCAGCAGCACCAACGATAGCCCCGGCGAAAGTCGAAGCTATCCCGCCGACTATAACGCCGACACCTTTCAAAGCAGCCCCCCCCGCAACGACAGCAGTTTTTATACCGCCGAATACCGCAGCGCCAGCGGCCACAGCAGTCGTCAGGATCACAACCTGTTGAGCGACACCCAAAATATTCCCGATAAGCTGAGCGGATTCGTCATCAAGTTCAGAAAAAACTTTGAGAACTTCCCCGAAAATCTTAACAGCCGGTTGCCATGATTCAACTATACCCTGTGTGAGGTCGATGAATGTCTCGACAGCACCTACGATCCGCTGTATTACCTCAGCTATACCTTCAGGCGTGTTCAGGTCTATTCCAGAAAACAAATTCTGAAAAACGTCACCTGCTTCGGATTCAAGCGCCTTGAAACCATCAAGCAAACCTGAAAAATCTACCTGGTCGAACGCTTCAGGTATCAGCTTGGCAACTTTGTCAATCGTCTCCTTGCCTTCCTCAAAAAAATCATCCCATATCGGGAGGCCGGCAATCTCGATACGGATTTTTCGGAAAAGACCGGCAAAGCTTGTGCCAAAGTCATCAAAGGACTCTCGAAGCTTTTTAGCTCTATCGGCAGAATCTTCAAGGGCATTCCCGGTCAGAGTCAGAGCAGATCCAGCGGTTTGCCCAAGCTTGATGAACGGTTCCCCGATCAGTGCTACCCCGGCAGAAAATTGAACTGTCTGATCTGTCGTTTTCGCAAGTTTGTCAGTAACAAGCGTGAAAGCATCGGCAATCGTGATTTGTCCGGTATTGATTTGTTTCTGAATATCATCGAAGCTCAATCCCAAGGATGCAAGAGCTTCCTGTTGCGCTTTCCCACCGTCCTGGATTTTATCAAGAAATTCTGCGAAAGCATCGGCGGCGGCATCCGTCCCCAATATCCCTTGGGCGGTTCCTGATTTTACGAGATTGAAAAATTGATCTGCTGAAACCCCGCCTTCTTTGAATTTTGCTGAATACTCTGTGATTGTTTCAAGTAGATCATCGGCAGGAACTTCTTGAAGGCCCAACGTGAGCAGGTTGAAAGCCTCTTCTGACGAGATGCCGAACTCACGAACGAGAGTATTCGCAGCCCCCAGCGACTGTTCAAAATCGATGTCAAACGCCTTCTGCAATCCCGCAGCATTCTGCGAAATCCGCAAAAGCTCCTCTTCGCCGACATCACCGAATTGCCGGAAAGCCTGTGTTATCAGTTCCGTTCCGGATTCAATGGACTCAACAAAAGAATCGCCGTACAGATCAATAACAGATATTTGAAGCTCCTGGGCTTTCTCGGCAGGGACGCCCAATTGACGGGAGATATCGTTCGTGGCATTTTTGAATTCAAGTGCTGTTTCAGCCCCGGCAGCAGCAAGGCCGATCAGGGCAGCTTGAATGCCGAGAATGGCAGTTGCGGTATTGGCCAGCGGTTCGGCAGCATCCCCGATGCCCTTGAAAGAATCGCCGATATCATCGGCAACTTCAGACACCCGGTTAAGGCCGTCGAATATAATCTCTACTGTCGTTTGTGTTGTGCCCCCGGCCATTTATTTTGCCATCCTTCGTTTTATTTCGTCGTTTCTGCGCTTGGTTTCCAGGACCCAAAGTTCCGTCTCTGTCTGTGTTAGATATTGCGGAAAAACATGTGGTAACAACTCGAATAATGGCCGCTTCATCTCCACTGCGAGAGTTATGCCGTTTCTGACTTCTGGATCGGTTTTATATAATCGCTTGGCTTTTTTTTTGAGTCCGGCCCCATTTCCGACATGGATATGATTTCGTTCACGACCAGCTGAAATTCAATCGGATAGTGCTTTGCGAATTTGATTGTTTTCGACCGGTCAGGATTCGAGATAGACCCTCTCATGAAAGCCACGTACATCCGCGTCAATTCCGGGGGGATACTATTCGGATCGCCAACAATTTTCTTGAGCTTCCCCCGGATATAGTTCATTTCTTCCTTGGAAAGCATCGCAGCGCCAGCGCCTGAGAGAATGGCCTCGAACTTTTGGACTTTTGCAAGCTCTTGGCGCATCTCAAAAAGGTCTTTTGCCTCCAATTGCTGCACCGGCCACCGAACGTTCTTGCCGGTTTTCGCAAAATTCCAAAGGACAAAATCAGAATTGATCCGCTTTTTCAAGGAAACCTGCCCGAACCGCGTGAGATCGAACTCACACAATTCGGGTTCTGTTGTTTCTGTTTTTTCGATGTCAGTCATTATACCCCATCAAAATACGAAGGTGGATTCCTAGGGGCAAGCGTAACAGCGCCTTGTGGATCATTATCGACAGGCCGTGTGACAGGTATGCCGAGTACATTCAGCGACAACACGAACGGGTCTGCGTCAATATTCTGCTTGTATTTTGTGAGAACCTCTTTGCCTCTCAGCCGCATGATATCATCCGTTATGCCGTCCTCCATATAGATCGTAAAAGATCCAGCATTCAAAGTCTGTGTTGTCCCGCCGCGTGTGGTCCTATGCAGCTGAACAGAGGTTGTCCCAGGTGTCTCGTTTGGTTCGGCAAAGTCCACGGTCCCCTCGAGCAGAGTGAAAACCGGGTCATACCATTGACCATAGACCGGCTTCTCGTCTGTCGCCGCAGCGTTTGCAGTCGCGCCATGAATTGTCGGAATCACGCTGGCGAATTTGGCATATGCAAATTTTGTTGCAGTTGTGTTGGCGTCGAGACCTTCGCCAAAATTAAAAACCTGAACAGCCGGGAAAAGACTCCTTTCCTGAGTCCCTGCCTGTGGGCTTTCCTTAATCTCGGAGGCCAGAACTACAGCGGCGGTATTATCACTGATCCATATCTGAGCGACTTCGATGGCAGCCAGCGGAATCGAAGGCGGGCCACCGGCAGCGCCCCGAGTGTTCGACCACGCGCTTGCGTGCGGATCACTTTCAATGATTGACAGCGTGTCACCAGTTTCGGCAATCACCGAAAATTTCTGGTAATCAAGCGTCGCATCCCTCGTAAACGCGATTGTATCCGCAGAGATCGTCTCCTCAACTCCTGAAAAAACAGCCGTAAAAGACGCTACATCAACGGAATCATTCGTTGACGGAGTAGGAGAAACGAGGTTCAAGCCGGAAACAATCCCGTTCGGAGCAACTTCAGGTTGGAATCCCACGGCATTGGAAAGGATTTCACTGGAAAAAGTGAAATATTGTTTGTCCCCGGCATCTGTTAGGAGTTCCCAGGGAACTAGGGTTTGTGTCGATTCAACCTCAACTGAGGCTTTACTGGCATCCATAGTTTTTTCTCCTTGTTATTGTGTGTACGGATCATGTATATTTGTTTGATATCTAATATCAAAAGTTAGTTGCACTACCGCGAACATTTCACCCTCTCGCAATTCAGGCATCTCTCGCGGGCCACCGCCCGTATATTGCACACCTTTGACGGTCACGCCTGCGATATCCTCGCCCATAATTGCACGGAGATCGCCAATCAACTGCTCTTGTTTTTTTGACGCGGATTCTGTCCAGCCTGGTCGGGTTGTGAGATAATCGAATGCAGCGCCTCCGATCAGAATCACTTCCATCACAAGAGAATCTTTCCGATGCACAGGTAAACCAGGTGTATCGTCTCCAGGGGTCAGGATTACGCCATCAAGATTACCTGTGTTGCCGAATTTGGCGGACCGTTGGACATGGTTCCCGATATCGGTATTGTACCCGTTCCCGGTCGTTATGGTCGCCAGATTCGTGGCAATTCCGGAAATGATTTTTTCTCTGATTGTATCAGCCATTCAGGGGACACATCCTATGAATTGCAACATGTAAACTGCTGAAATGAATATTAAAAATTTCATTTTTTATTTCCTTTTCCATTTGCATGAATCCGATTGTTCCCGGGCGATCATGACAATTGTTGTTTCAATATCTTCGAGACGTTGAAAGATTTTTTTCCTTACGCCTCTTAGCCAATAGAACAAAACTAACAATGTTATTACTGAACATAATATCTGTAGAAATTTATCCATTAGCTGATTCAAATTCTTTGCATTTTGCTTTTAAAACTGCTATTTCAGTATTCATTATATCGATTTTTTCAAACATCTTTATGCGGGCTTCGACATTTCTATCATCAATTTTCTCATACGCTTCTTTGTGCTCTTTATTATACTTCTCTAAGTCTTTTGAAAAAGATTTGAAATGGTTCTTCATCATTGTGCAAATTTCTATCTGCTTTTTTTCGCATTCCGACGAATAAACAAAAACAGCCCTGCCATCATCGCCATAAAATTTGTTTATTTTTTCATTTATGTTGTCAGTTTTGTGCGATATCTTTGAGAATGCGTAGATGACAATGACAAGATATGATAGTGAAGTCGCAAGAAATATCCCCCAGTTTGGATTCATTTTTCAGGCCCCAAATCATTGATTTCAGGAACTGTTTCCGGGTTCACTGCCTCGAAATTTTGCACCTGCCCGACCGGTTTCGAGCCTTCGTTTTTGAATTCGATCTTCGGAACATTGTTGTAATTGACAGTCGTTTTTTCGGGCTTCGCTTCGATTCTCTTTTCCTGCCTATCAGGCGTGACTATCACATGGAAATTCAGGCATCCGTACAACATGAGCGCCAAGAAGATATTGACTATGGCTATGGAAAACCATTTTTTCATTCTGATTCGTCCTCTTCGATGTCCTCAACCTGGCCGACAATATCGAAAGAAAAATTCTCAAATCCCATCAAAGGCAAATACCGCATATTTCCAGATTGAATTTCTTTAAAACAGATTCGTTTTTTCGTTTCATCAAGACCTTGGCATATCCATTCTGTTGCCCCTGTCGCATTGCCGAACATAACATGAACCCCACGCCCAAGCATCGAATCCCTATAATTCGAGTAAGAGATGAGCCGTTTCCCCCAGTTCTGGATTTTCCCATTGATGTATATACCAATAAGTATTCCGGCAATAAGTCCCCCGGATTTCATAATAAATGCCACTATTTCAGCCGTTTGTTCTGGTCCCATATTTCACCCTCTCCTTATCAAATAATTTGCTGCATTGAGCAGGTTTCGGTTGACTGCCACCGCAGCGGTTTGCCTAACTTTCAGGTTGAGTTCTTCGTTCGCTGCCATGTCTGAAACTCTCGTTGTGTATAGCTCTTTCAGCCCGAACGATCTTTCACGCCCGGCAGCGGAAGCCCTCCGGATGAAAATACCTACATGCCCGGTCCGAAATCTGAGCAAAAAGGCGTTTCTGAATTTCTTCCTGCCACGTTTTTTCTTGATAGTGAAACCCCAAATGCCTGATTTCAGTCGTCTGCCTGAAAACCTTGGCCCCTGGGATGTAACGAAAGCCAAGGGTTTTCCTTTTGTTGTCAATTTCCCGGTCGGTTTGCTCGGGTTTGCCTTGTACAGCCGGATGTGTTCCTTGACAACTTTGGCTTTGACATTCAAATCCTTCCTGATTTCCTGGGATTCAATCTTTCTGGCCGTGATCAGAGATTTGTTGATCGATGACGAAGCGCCCGGTTTGCCCCGTTTTTGACATTACGGAGCAAAGAGCGCACTTCGTTCAATCCGACAATCTCGATTCCGGCCATTATTGTATTGGCCCCCCTTGCCGTGCGATCTGTAGCCCAGCAAGATGTTTTGAGACTACCGTTCCGGCGGTTTTCCCGACCATTCTCCAATGACCGGCAGACGTTGCATTTGTGGCGTATGTGTACAGCCCCCCGCCTACTTCATCGGGTGTCTGGTCTGACAACACTTTCGTCCCTGTCGGGTCATACACATCGACAGTGGCGGTAAGGCCGGCAACGCCAACGCCTTCAGTGTCCTGAAAGAAAAAATCACAGCGAATTTGTTCGCCTACATGCGCGTAAACTGTCATGATATCACCCCTTTCTCGGGGTATATCCCGTTACAAGCATGAAAGTGTTATCTTCAGGAGTCGGAATGATATCCGAAAAAACTGTCATGTTGCCGACAGCCGTGGAAAACTCCCCTTTTGTGTACGGCTTTGCGTCAGGATTCGCGTCAAACCATGCGTCCGTAGCAGTCGCGGCCCCAAGCTGGTTATACTGATCCAGTAGGTTTGCAGCGACTTGCTCCATTTTCGATGCCATCGCTCGCATGTCTCTCAACTCGTTTTCAATATTAGTGATTAACGTGCCGATGTCGGCCATTGTCATTCTCCTGTCGTGTAAGATATTTCAAAAGTTGAATCCGCTCCAGCAGTTGAACTGCAACGAATCGCTGTCAAAACTGATTGAATTTGGTACGACGCATCCGCAGTAACCCCGGTTGCTCCGTGCGGCCCGTCGATCCAATTGGCGGAGACAATGGCGGTTGGATCGGAGGTAGTAAATTCGATTTTTGCTGTAGCTCCAGCGCCAGGAAAAAGTGAAACTGTGCCGCCTTCCTTGAAATCATTCAGGTACAAAATTTCATTTGCCCCGGCTGATACCGTCGCGGTTTTCAGGACTTGGCATCCTCGTTTTTCCGTTGTAGTGTTCATTATATATGACCTCCATCAGACCATTTAGTGTATGACGCATCGACTGCCACAAGAGTGACATCCCCGGTGTGTGAGTCTGTCGAGCCATCTCGTTCAATTGATACCCATATTGTGTCAGGGAATCCGTTTTCCCGTCTCGCTACAAGGCTGGAAATATCAAGTTCAGCGGAATACCATTTGATCGTCTCAGCGGCAGCAGGAGCCGGGTAATCATCAACGATACTCAATTCGTTTGGAGCAGAAGCAGGTGCTGCGCCGGTTGTAAGATAGACATTTCCGCCGTCTGAATGATATCCCCATCGCAGCGTAAAACGGATATTGCCGGCTGATGTATTGCTCGTGATTACACAGCCATCAAATTTGATCGGGCATGATGTGTCACAAGCCCTTGGGAGTGTCGTGTTCCATGCGATACGGGCAGTGATATTATTCGTAAATTTATTGTTCTGCCCACCGAAATCAAGAGTTTTCGATAAAAAAACATCTTGATCGCCGGGATTTGTCGAACCTCGGAGAAACGCCCCAACTTCCCAAGGCATTTTGCCGATTGCCCTGGCATTCCCGAAATATTCCAGCCAGCCATCAGCGTTCAATTCTGTTCTGCTCGTATGGAGTTTGAATTGTTCAAAAACCGGTGCAGTAGTTATCGCTGCGGTTGCAATCCGAAACCTAAACCAGAAACGATTTGTGAGTGTACCAGGATCGTCATTTTTCACCCAATCATGAATTATCGAATGCTGAAACCGTATTTGCTCAGATCCTGTCCGTTGAAAAATCAAATCAGCAAACGGATAATACAACCCGGACGATTGAGTCGAAAAATGCGTAAATTCAACCCAAGATCCATTATAATACTCTGCAACGATCTCGCCAGAACCAGGAACAAGAGCGGTTTGGATACTCGCTTTTATCCCTTGAATTAACGGATAATCAGCAGTAACGGTATCGGTTAAATCGGAACTCACATAAATAGCAGAGTTGACAAGCAAATTCGGATACGTAAAGGTTGATCCACTCGCGGACCGTGCTGCCTCTGAAACATCAACATAATCAGAGCCATCATATGTATATACGAGCATCCCGCGCGTGTAAGAATCGCCTTGGCCGAAAACCGACTCATAACCTTTTTCTGCCACTCCGACATGAAACTCTTGAATATTGACAATAGCTTCATCACCTTCCTGATCGGAAACTATTTGAAGCTGAACGTTATTGAAATCGATAATATCAAGCTTTTCCTCATTGATACGCGCTCCTGTTATATCTGCCTCTGCATTTGCGTGAGATGTTTTCAAGTCGATAGTACAACTAACACAACTAATGGCGTTTGAGAGCAACAGAGCGTCGCCAGAGACGTCAAACGCAGTCCCTGCGGAAACGACAGCACAAGCCACAACTGAGCAGTCGCCTCCGGCAATATCAAAACCTGTCGTCTGTCCAGACAATGTCGCGGATTGTACTACACATCCAGAGCCAGTCGTCTGAATCCCTATCGGACCAGCGCCAGATACAGACCCGAAACTATGTTGAGTCTGCGTTCCAGACAGAACGATAGCTGTTGCGTTTGTCGGCTGTACGATATCACAGCCGTAAAGACTGGCTTTAGTACCGCTGCATGTAATGAAATCCGAATTGTTGTCAGACGGTTCGAGCCTCACATTGTCGCCAACAATTTCAACATAGTCAGGGACGACAATCGGGCTTTCAGAATATACGCCAGGTACAGGACGAACAACATATAATTTTGATATACTCGAATCTGTAATCGAATCTACGGCATTTTTGATGGACTCAAATTGACCGGACGGGCCAACCGGAATTTCCTGCGAAGATCCAGGGAAAATACCCGGTAAATCCTTAATGTTCGTTGTACCGTCGCCAGGGAAAAGCGCATGCTTATTCTCGTCAAAAATTATTTCATTATCTTTTGACACCCTGTCATTCCTGACAATATCAACCGTTTTCCCTGAATCGATTACGAGTTTTTCCATTGCCATTTTTCAAGGTATCCTATTGCAAATTAGAGTGAATGACCGGTCGTCTTCATCCAATTGCGAAGAAACGACATGAAGAACTGTATCTATCGTCACCCTGTCAACTTCATAAACCGGGCTTGGCACGTCTCCAATTCTGACGACAATGACGGCATCAGCATTGTATATGCCGTCCTGCGTTTCAACTTCTTTTTGCTTCTCAACTAACGCATTGATAATATTGCCGTTATAATTGATTTCGCCCCAAAACTGGTCTTCAATTATGTCCATAACATCCCCGGCAATATTATCGAATGCAGTAGTTGGCATTATACGTAAGCTTTCCCCATCTCAACCCAATCGAGTTGGACGCAAATTTTCCCGGCTGTGAGGGCTTCGACAGCGATAATTCCGGAAATGGCTGTCACATGATCGGTTGTTCTGATCATGTTCGCCGCTGTTCCGTCCGGCACAACGTCAAGCAGAGCATTAGCAGTCAATGAAGTTACAATTGTTGCCGCTAGAATATCCGCAGAAGCTGCCACAATTTCAAAGGCTATCGTACCAGTCGAAGTCCCGGAAGTCGCGGCATCTTTCACCCATATTGACCCTGATTTTATCAGACAATTCGGAGGGATCGGAATACCAGGAATGGCGATTGTTCCGACCGCCCCGCCATCAATTGCAAAATCATACTCGAACAGGCTGGAATGAACCAGCGGATCGAGCGGTGTATCTTGAGGTTTACCCATTTTTTCATTTTCCTTTCATCAAGTTCCGTCGTTTCTGTAAACGGCTTCCCATGCCATCGCCGCCGCTCCAACCACTATATCTGTTCGCATTTCCATACCGTATGTTGTCCATCCGTCTTTCGATTGCAAGCGGGGACGTTCACGCCCTCTGAGCAGGATCACATTGATAGTTTTTCCCTTCGGGCCGAACATGTACCAGCGTGTTGCCGAATCAGCGTCAAGCCTGGGTTCGTACACCCTGGATATTCGGTCAGATCCCCATATGTTCGCGGTGGGCTCTGTGTTGTCAGCGCCGGTAAAATTCGGGGACTGCAAAAACTGCTCGCTTGCGCCCTTCATGGCATACGGTGCGAGAATGTATTGTGGCATGACACGCAGTCTGCGCCTGTCAGCGGAAGCAGCTTCGGGGCCTATGTCATGCTGTGTCATCAATGCGAGTTCAGCAGCGTTCAAAGTCGCTGTGTTGATCGGGTCAATGTCCGCGCCCTGGGCCAAATTCGCATGAGCGACAGAAAAAAGAGCGTTCCCGTCTGATGTATTAGCATTGTCTGTGACAACAGCATACACGACATCGCCTATGATTTCCCGGCTTGCCTCGCCTGCCTCCTGTGTCAGATCCCGAAAAGCGCCGAGATCGTCATTGATCATCATTTCTTCTGTGAAGCTCAAGCCCATTGCGTATCTTGCGACTTGCATAGGCTCACCGGTTTCGGTCATGGCCCTGTATGTCCATTTCCCCCCTTCGGGGACTTCTTCCATTTTTCGCCAGAGCGACCGACGATATGAATTATGAACCTTGAAGTCGCTTACGCGACTCACACCAGCCCATTGCTGATACGTTTCTTCGATAGAATCGAATCCCTGAAAAAGCATTTTTGTGGCAGATGTGGAGAGCAACAGAGGAAAGTCGCTTGTCGTAAGCGCCCTCTGTCCGAGTGCTGCCATAAGCGCATGGTTCCCCATGTCAGCAGACCGATTGATGGCTCTGAGAGATTCACGTGCCAGAGACTTCAAACCGCGCCCTGCAAGCTGTTGAGCTTCCGGCCTCGGACTTTCGATATTGACATCCATCAGAAGATCCATTGCCTCCTGCCCGATGTCCCGGAATTTGTCCTTCTGGTCAACTATCTGATCGCCCCGGATTGGGTTTTTGTGACCTACAGGTTTCATGTCCAAGCTCATATTCTCCATGATCTGTTTCCGGGCTTCATCGATAGTTGCCTCGTTGTCAATAAGCTTAGAAATCACGGATTCTTCGACAGAAAACTTCCTGCCCATCTCCATGATTTCAATCATCCTGCCGCGTTCCGCCTGAATTGCCGCTCGTTGTTCTGCCTCGATGTCAGCAGGTTCAACATTATCTTTCATCCATGTCTCGATCGCGCCATCTTCAAGGCCGTCCGGCATCCCGCGCGCCTTGAGAAAGGCTTTCATGCTTTTTGAAATCTTCATTTCTTCCTCTCTTTTTTGGTTGTTATCGGCCACCGGTTCGGCCTCAATTATTTCAATTTCTTCGTTGCGGGCTTTCGCGTTTGGGTCCGCTGGCACTGCGACCAAAGACACCTCTTTCAAGCGCCATTTGGTCGCTACCAGAGCAGGCCCCGCATATTGTTTCCCGCGTATTTCAGCGGTTTTTTTCTCTTCAATGAACTTGGCTTTTTCGATGATATAGCCGACAGAAAAGCTGTTCAGGTGGCCTTCAGAAACTTTCAGCGCTGGCCCTTGAGCTTCTTCAGCATCTGAAAAAAAGACGGTCCCGGATATATTTTTCTTCCCAACCTGGAAATCCCTGACAGATCCGATTGTGTCTTTCGTGTCCCATCTGTTATGAGAATCCTGGAGCGGGACACGATCCCCGTCGACTTTCATCCCGGAATTGAGCAAAATTTCAGAATACGCGCCACGGATATAATCAGTCCGCTGAACAGGGGTTTCCGTGGCGATTATTGCCGACACAGACCGATTTTCTGCATCCCATGTTTTCGGCCCCTTCTGCCCTTGTTCGACCGTTGCTTTTCTTGTCAGTATTTTCATAATATTATCCTTGTTCAGCGACCGCAGCCGGATTATTCGCGTTTGCGTTTGATGTTTCTTCCATCCAAGGAGTCGGCAGGCCGGCCGCTTCGATCATCCTGTTAGCTTCTGCTATTTCAGCCAACAGATCTTGGAAGTCAACGCCCCGCTCCCGTGCTATTTCCTGTGGCGATTTCTGATATGTTTTGATTGCCGTATCATTAGCTTTGTTTTCCTTCAATGGGTCAATCGGTTTCATTCCAGCCGGGTCCCATGTGCAGGCATAGTATGCCCACGGGTCCGTAACATATCCCGGCATATCGATCTTACCTGACAAATACAGGAAGTCGAGAAAAACCCGCTTCACGGGTTCGCAAAATTGCCGGATATGCCTCGAAATAATTGGCCTTAGCAATTGCTGCATGTCGTTTCTGGCTGTCCTGAAGTTCGTATATCCAAGATTATTATAATCTTTCGTAACTATTTCGTAAGGTATCCCTGTGACGCAAGATATCGTCAATAGAACTGTCCTGATATAGTCTGGGAAATTCCCCCCGATCCTCCAGGCCGCTGATGCAATATGAATTTTCTCGCCTGTCCGCAGGTATTCAAGGATCCCGTTCGACATGGATTCAATTTTCTGTTCAGTGTTTTCAGGCGAAACAATCGGCAGCCCATCAGGCCCGATCTGCATATTTTTTATAGCGTTTTGTCTGGCCGCCGGGTCAGGGGATTCGATGAAAGCCAGCTATTTCGATGCCATCTGAACGCCACCGAGTTCAGCAGTCATATAGTCCCAAAGCATATCAGCAATGTGTAACGCTGCATTCAGTTCAGAAATTCCACGCAATTGCCCCGGTCTGAGCGTATGGAATCCATGAATTACGCGTTCTGCAGGGATTCTATTTTGAGACAATTTTGGCAGGTCAGAGTTATAAAACAACCCGGTATCTTTCAGGATATACGCGATCCTCTCTCCTGTCGCCGATTTGTATTCAATCCCCTGGTCGATTGTGACAACGTCGCCAAATTGCTGTGTCGTGTCGTCAAGATGTTCAGCCTCTATCATTTGCAGGCAGTAAGGCAGATACCTTTTCGGGTCTTCCGATGTCGTGTGGATCGCAAGCGATTCACCAGCCCCGAATATCTGGCGACCGAAAAGCTCGGTCAAATCAGGGAACTGCAATCTACCATCGACGCAAGCCATTTCTGACCATCGCAGCCATGCTGATTCTATTTTTTGGTTCAAATCTGTGGCAAGGTCTCCATTTGGTTCGCGTATTTTCGATTGATATTTGATACCATCGCCAACAGTAAATGCGCTCATCGCATCATCCGCTGATTTGAAATAGGGAAAATCACGGATAAGTTGTTGAGCGAAGGCTTTGACTTTTGCATTTGAAGCCCTGATAAGATCATTAGCCCCCGGAGAATCTCCCCAAGCGCCTGGAGAAAGCCGAGTAGATTTGGCCCCGGAATACAGATTGCCGGAACGGGCAGCACGGTAAAACGCCCGCTTATATGCCATTTCAGGAGAAAATAATCCGATGAAACTATCTATTGCAGCGCCGAGATTCATACGCACCTCGGTCTGTAAGCGTATGTACGTGGAGAGAATTCCCCGCTTAATATCTCGATTTTACTGTTGATATCGTCAAGGGCTTTCTGAAGTTCTTCGAGAGACCGGAATTTTGCAGAGCGGTTGCCATGTGTCGCGGATTCGACTGTCAAATCCTGTCTTGCCTGGATGTCCGCCAGGAGTTTCGCTTTGATCGCTTCCAAATCCGCTAATGACATTTGTTACCTTTTTGTAATGTTTAAGCCAAATGTTACATTTTTGTAATATTCAGCCCGTAACATAAACAAAAAAGCTTGTCAAGAAAAAAATTACCACATATCAAAACCGAGTTGATTTGCAATGTCTTTTGAAAAGCTTTTTGAATTGATTATTTTCTGGTATAATGTTTCATCACAATCATGCCTTTCAAGCATGAAATCATCCGCCCCGGATAGCACGATCCTGCTATCGCCCGGCCAATATGTGACCTCAATTTCATTTCCTGGGAAATTCGGATACCAATTGTCTATAACTTTGATCATTGCTGTTTTGGTCCGTTTTTTCTTCAAGCAATGTTTCATTTTTTCCCCTTATTTTCGGGTATATGAATCCGATGAAAACCGCACATATGATAGGCAGCCAGGATATATACCTCGCAATCAAGAGCATGATTCGCTCCATCGATTCCAAGATTATGCCAGACCGGGATCGGGTAGCCGTTCACCCATTTTGTCACGACCTTCTTGGCAGATATTTCTTGAAAATACGAATCCTCTGCCTGCCGTGCGAAATGATAAGTTCCCGGACCCTCTGTCTGTTTCAGCCGTGCGTATATCTCGGCCTTTGCCGTATCCGTTCCAACTCCTGCGAGTTGTGCCCCGCCAGGGATCTTCAGCCCGGATGCTAGATCGATGTCTTGATTCGTGATGCCAATGAATATCGGCTTATTCATCGTTTTCGATCCTTTTGTAGCTATCGTATTTACTGGCCTCAGACGACAAAAATTATAAACTGTCTGCGTGGCATACCCGGAGTCAATCGCCATCATTCGGATCCGCATTTTTGCGCCTGATTTTTTCTCATATTCCCTCTGCAAAATCTGATCAACTTGGCCCCATGTGTTGATATCATTCGTCGGGCCATGTATCCGGTCATGATATATGAGCCATGACTCACCGTCGAAATCAAAGGCCCGGACGACAATATCGATCCGGTTCTTATGGACATCCGCCCCGGCCAGAATCGTTTTAGCTTTTTCCGGTATCTCGAAAAAATCATTGGTCCGTGGCCGGTCTCTGAGAGCTTCCCATTTCGGTTGGTCCCCGATCAGTTTGTCTGCGATTCCAAGCCTCGTATTTTTCCAGACTTTCAGCTTGAGCGGAAACTTGTATGACTCCAGAAACTCCTTGACCACCTGCGCCCACGGAACAAACTCAACAGGCCCGATCAGGCTGTTCAGAGCAAAACCAGCCCTGTAATGTCCGGGGTTCTCCGGGACCCATTCTCCCGCGTGAACGATCCCCGGTTCGTAGATGTTGCCCTTGTAGCGCTCTTCAAATCCTTTCTTGCAGTATTTACAAACATATCGTATGTTTGTGGGCTTCCCATTATCATCAAAATCCCATTTCATGCCGTGATCATCGAGTTTTCCGCCCCACTCCCACGGCTGTTTTTTCTCGCAGAACGGACAGGGGATATGATAATATTGCTGATCGGATTCATCGAAAATATCATCGATCAGGGAGAAGCCTTCGTCTGTCGGTGTGCTGTTATAATAGATTTTTTTCATCAAGCCGTACGTGTCTGTACGCCTCTGAGCGAGTTCTATAGGGGAACCCTCTCCATCGACATCGAGCGGAAAGCCGTTGATATCATCCAGGATCATGTACCTTATAGTATCCTGTCTGAAAGCGGTACCTGAATGAGCGCCGTCAAAATCCCATGTCCCCCCCGGAAAAATTTTCTGCTGGGCTGTTGACCCTCCGTATTTCTGCCGCTCAGAAACTACCAATCGCCGGAGTTCTGTACTCGCATCGATCATCGGCTGAATTCGTTTTTTTATGTGCGCTCGGACCTTACCATCCGTGATTCCGATGAATTTACCTGGCCCTGGAGCGATCTGAATCACATAAGCCACGAAATTTGACGCAACTTCCGTCAGTCCGAACTGTGTTGGTTTTTTCGTGCATATCTCCTGGATGCCGGAATATACTGACAGAACATCCATAATTTCACGAAGGTATGGTGTCCTGTCTGTCCGCCACAGGCCAGGATAACGAGAAGGCGGAGTCAGTATCCGGTATTGGTCGGAGTATTCGGAAACTGTGATTTGTGGCGTGGGTTGGAAACCGGATCGGTATTTCATTCTTTGGAAAGTTCCGTCAGAATGTCAAAAACCTTCTGCCCAATGATCTTTGCGATTTTAATCTCGTCATCGATTGGAGCGAGTATCGGCCCTAGTTCAAAGCCCATGCCTTCAAGGGCCTGTTTTGCAGCCATGTTCTTGGCTGTATTTCGGATTGGGTTTCGGCAGCATCGACCGTTTTCCCCTCAGCAAGATCGGCATCCGCCTGCTTCATTCGGCTTTCTGCTTCACGGACACGCGCCCGGTATATCATTTCCAGCCGTTGAGCTTCTTTATACCCCATACCGTCTATGCCATCGGATACGGCTTTGTCGAGTAACTCCTGCTCTGTCAACAGGTCTGATTCTTCATCTTTCGGGATCTTCCCGTGTTTTCTCTGTGTGGCCATCCCCCCTATTTGTGCAGACATGTCAAGGCTTTCACGGTCCATCTCTTTTGCTTTTTCAAAATTTATCAAGACCAGCCTGCCTTTTTTCCGTGTACAGCCTTTATAGTGTCCACGCTGCATCCGCTGATTGATGGCAGAAGGGGAAACGCCTATCTTCTCAGCATATTGTTTTTGATTTAACCATTCAGTCATAATTAAGCCCTAAATTAAGCTCATCAACTGTTGCATTACCTTGAAACAATTGACAATAAAGGCGTTTTGGAAAGCACAGAAATGAGTCGTTTTTCGGACTTCT